GAAAAGACAGCGGGGGTAGACCACTTCTCTAAAAAAACCCCCTGTGAGCGTGAACCCTTACTACTATTGCACGATTTACAGCAAGCCAAAGCATTATCAAAGCTGATAACAAGCTCCGGGCTCTGACTGATTGGAATCACGTGGTCAACTGTATCAGCAGGTGATTGGCAATACTGGCATGTCCACTGGTCACGCGCTAGTACCTTGAGTCTAAACGCTTTATAGTCACGCGTTAGTCTTGGGTCATTCCGCTTGCTACTCACTGCCAGCCTTTAGTCTTTAAATGTTTTAGTGATGCACAATAGTTAGGTATCTCTTTGTTGATAGGGTCTAATCCGTACCTATGCATTGTGTAATGGTAGAACCAGTAGAACTGGTAGTCATCTGGTGCTCCGTCTAGCACCTTGCTCTTACCCTGGTAGTAGCCGTGATGCGAACCATTAGAAGCATCATTGATAAAGCGAGATTCCCTATACACGATTTGGTTGTGGCAGTATTCTTGCTTCTCTGTGAGCTGTGTATCTGCAAGCTCTTTAATGCTTTGAATGGCATCTATTGAGCCACTAGATGCGTGACTCATGGGTAAGCATAGAGCTCCCACTAACGAGACGGCTACCCAGCGAGCTCTCCGCGTAGGCGGCTCGCAGTGAGCCCCTTTAAGGGCTCTAGCCTGTAGAGTACACCATCGACCTAGTACATTTGCATAAGTGCTGGTCAGAGCGGTGTGTCGTTTATTTCGAATCGGTTGTATAGAACCCAGAGCCTTTAAAGTGCGCTGGAACTGAGCTGTAAATCTTGCGCATAGGCGCTCCGCATAGCGGGCAGTCAACTTCATGGCTGTCATTGATTGAGAATTCTTTATCATATCTAAGATTCGCCTCACATTTCTCTGTGTTATCGCACTCGAACTCATACACTGGCATTATCGAGCTTCTCGCATATCGGACATGATGAACCCTTCATAATCGTATTGCCGCATTGACAATATGTAGGCTCTAATTGTATCGAATCTGGCTGTATATCGCCGTAACCGGCTTTGAGGAGTACCTGAACCAGTTGCCCAAGAGACATGAACGCAAGGTAATTTTCTGGTGTTTCACCTTGTCCGTTCATTCTGCATATCACCAGAGATAACTCCCCAGTCTTCTCCGTACGCGCTTTGGATTGTTTCAGGTACTCCAGCGGGCTGAAATCTTTTCTCGCCTTGATTTCTATGTCCATAGGGAAATTCACTACGTCTTTACCCGCGCCGCGACCGACAGCTAAGCCGCGCCACCATTGAGATAAATACTCAACGACGACCCGTTCCGTCCTTAGCCCCCGGTCTTTCCGATGACGTGACATGGATTAGGTCATGCCTTGCCAGCAGAATTTATAGTGCCACAGCCTTCGCACGTCCACTCATGCTTGAGATAACGTTGACGAATCTGCAGCGCATTTGGGAACTTATTGCACATTTGGCAAATCAGCTTGTATCCCAATTCTTCTAAGAGTTCAGCATTAGCTCGAAGGTTAGCTTCTTGCTCCGGTGTTGGAAATGACTCCCACTCACCATCTTGATTCAAGAACTGTAGGTGACCCATTAGTCCAACTCCTTCATAGCTGTAAGCAAATCTTCTGCCTTGATTAGATAACCTCGGCTGCGATTAGGTTCTATGTCGCATGTAATGGCTCTGCCAAATACCTTGACTGCATACTTAACGTGATTGGTAGGCACTAGGATTACTCCAGACTCCAACACGAACGCCCAGTATTTAGCTTCTGTAACTGATAGCCCAGAGTCTTCCCAAGATTGGGAAGTGTTGTACCAGCAAGACACTTCGATGTAGATATTGCCAGTATCCCACCATCGGCGGTCTCGCTTTACTTCTACAGTCTTAGCACCATTGAGCAGCTGGTCGACTAGGTTCTCACCTTGAAGACCATATGAGTAATCCAAGTCAAAATCAGATAGTTTTGTCATGCGCGCTTCTGCCATGTTCCATCTTTGGCAATCTCGTACCAAATAGGTTCACACTTCTCTGTGTCTGCACCTGGCATACCTGCAGTTACCTGGTTAACGCAACGCCAGTGACCCCAAGGCTTACCAGCTTTCGAAGTACCAGTCTTCCAAATCATTTCGCCATGTTTGCAGCGCTGTATGTCCTTGTCCGTTGTGCCACCAAGTACGGATTTCACCATCTCGACTGCTGACTCCATAGTCTGAACAGGTTGCGCTTCCCATTGTGTCCATGGGTCTGATTCTACTGGTACTGGTACATATTCTTTGGCTGTGTCAGCCATTTTAGCTTTCGTAGCTTCGATGGTCTGTTTTACTTCGACACCTTTTGCAACCTTTTGCATCTCTTCGCGACTTGCGCGCTTGCCTTTAGTTGCATAGCCGGCGTTCGCTAAACTGCGCCCAATCGATGAAGTCTCACAGTTTTCTAATGCTGAGGTGGCGTTGACACCGCGACCCTGCACTGTTTCTTCTGCTAAACCTGTAGCCCAAGGCTGAATATCTGCAGAATCTCTAAAGATTGCAGACCATACGATGAAGCGTGTTGCTGTGTGCTCTATAAGCTTTGTTTCGATTCTTCCTTCTGGATGGTCTTTCCAGAATTTGGTCAGTCTTTCCTCAACTGTCTCGTAATCGTCTAGGTTAAACATTAGTCAAGCTCCTCTCCGAGAGCGAGCTCGCCGGCAATACTTCCGTAACCAAGCAAATCGACCCAGTGGTCAAGCAAGTATGGGGATTCTTGAGTTCGGCTAATCTTGACGAGCTGCATGATGACTGCGACTTGATAGTCGTGTATTGGAGTTTCAAGATATGCAGATAAGAGCATCGCGGTTCGGCGCATATTGTCTTTACTGTCACCATGAGTCGCGTTGCGGACACTGATAGTGTCACTGGCGGATTGGAGTAGTTCATGAGCTTTCATGACCCCACCTTCGCTGTCAACTGTTCGTAATGCTTGCGTACTGCCTTGCGCCCAGCTACATAGCCGTTCGCGTATCCTGAGCGATTACCTAGCCAGAAGCTAAAGCAAACCGCTGCGAACACGATTATCTGTCCTACTGTCATGTTAGAGCCCTTTCCAGACATTAGATGTATAGGTTGTGAGTATTGCCCAGTCTCCGTTGGATTCATCGGATACGACCTTGAAGTCTTCGTCCATCTCGCGGAGAATATTTTTAGCAGCGATAACAGCTGCGTAATTGTCGAACCAGTGGATATATGTAAAAGCCCAATCGCTGTGATTGATAGCGAAGCGACCATCCTCGACCTGGTCTGCCCAAATCTTAGCGTTCCATTCCATTGAAGTAATAGCTAAGCGCTCGAAATCATGTTCGAGCTCGTTAAGATATTCTTTCATTCTTGACATTATGCACCAACTTTTACAACGTAAGAATCTGGATAAACTTTACTTTCTTCGTATGTAAATCCTGCGCTATCAAAAGCTGTAAATAAAACTGTTTTGATTTGGTTGAATACTACTTCTTGGTCTTGCCCGTAGATTCGGACAATAGTTCCTTCATAGCCCTTTTGAACTGTGATGCCTTTAGCAAGTGTCGCATAACGTGAACGAACCTTGTCGACGTAGCTGATGCCGTTGCGAGCCGCTAAGCCACGAACCTTCTGGAGTGAAACTGTGTTCATTTTTACCTAATCTCTGTAAGGGTTTCGGAGTTCCTTACATGACTTAAATTACTCAGATTCGAGCGTATGTCAAGGTGATTCTGCTGATATTAGATAACGTTTTGATAACGATTTCGTCGACTGATTCATCCCCAAAGTCCGGTCTAGCGAACCCTTCCATAGACCTTGCCTTCGACTATGAACGTGCCATTCTTCTCGATGTTGATTAGGTCAACCTGAACTGTCTTGCCATGAACGTACATGATGGCAAAAGCTTGCTGCCACTGGGCTGAGCCTTTGGTGTATTTTGCCGCTGAAAAGCTCATGAGGTTGCCCACTTCTACACCATGTAGTGTGCGCCCCATACGACCCCCTACAGACTCGCTGTAAGCCGTTTTGCCGGCTCTATGGGTATGACCTGAGATAACTGACTTACCAAAGCGCTTAGCGGCTTCTATGGCGCTCAGACCGCCCATATTCTTGATTGGCGTATGGTCGCCATGGACTGCCACCCAGCCCGGCGCAATAGGCATAGGCTCGCGGTGAAAGGTAATGCCAAGCTCGTCGAACTTCATGAACTTCTCAAAGCGCAGTTCTGGCAAGCTGAGGAAGCTAGGAATCTTGCGCATGATGACGTTATACAATCTATCGGTGTGATTTGACCTTATACAGTCAGTCACGCCCAGTTCCCAGAGCAGGTCTACGCAGCGGTCTCGGTCATCGCCTAGGCTCTGGCTATATTCCTCTGGCGTACCCTGACTCCATTTTGAGATGGTCTGGAAATCAATTTCATCACCGATTGTCACTGTCTGGTCTGGTTTGTATTTAGCCAGGAAACGGGCAATATTCTGCGTGACGTGTACGTCTTCGAAAGGTACTTGAAGGTCACTCAGAATGACTATGCGCTTAATCGTCGTCATCCTCGTAATCTACGTCGCCTATCTTTTCAATAGGCTTAGCGGGAAGAATCCAGTCCGGGTACATATCTCGGTCAGCCATGAGCCAAAAGGCATGAGTCTCACTAAAGCCGCTGCGACGTAGTGATTTGTAAAACTCGTTGAGCGAAATGCAGTAGGCATCTAATGCATTGTAGGTATCTAAATCTATGACGGGTTTTTTCCTAGCCATGACTTTATTTTCCCTTGACTAATAGCTCCAACATGGCTTCGACACGCACTAAGCGGTCATTCATTGAACCGCCCCCATTGGGTTTAAGTTCGTTTAAGTAATGCTTAATCATGAATTGAACATAAGCGGCAACGCCACCTAGGACTGTTACAACTCCTACAGCCCAAGCTGCGAGGTCGCTAGCGGTCACTTCTTCGGAGTTGCGTAACCGAATACGCCGGCAAGAATTGCCCATAGGATTGAGCGGTAATCTGCTGCGAAGTTAGAAGCTGCCCAAGCTGAAAGGAAAGCGCCAGCTGTTAGGACTGCGGGATTCTTCATGTTCATTTAGTCTCCTTGGAGTAGTGGGATTTGAAATGGTGAGCCATCTTTATCGCCCTTGCTCGTAAAGCTGCAGTGCAAGTGATGGCGGTGCTGATTGCTCCCCACATATTTACGCCAAGCCCAAGATTTCTTCGGGCTGGCAATAAAGCCATCAAATATGATGTAGGACAATCTTCCACCGTCTTTTTTAGACTTGGCAAGAAGTCGTAGTTGGTCTGCAAGGTAAGGCATTTCGTCTGGCTTTGGTAGTCCATGTAAATCCCTGTCAACATCAATCGCTCTGCAGACCCCAGTAGCTTTGTCAGCAATATGGTCTGAAGTACCACCAGATTGATGACGTGCATCGGCAATCCAGCCATCGCTACGTTTGTCTCTTTCAGGGTAAGCCGCATTAATGGAATCTCTCAGAGTTACGCCAGCAGCACAAAGCCAGGGTTTCATGCCAATAACGCAGCAACTTCTTCTGCTGTGAGTCCTAGTTTTTCAGCGACTTCTTGTCTTTTGGCTTCTTTAGCAACTTTTTGTGCTTCCTTTTCAGCCCACGCCGCTGCATCGATTTTTTGCTGTGCTATATCTTCAGCAGTAAGGGCAACTTCAGTTTCTTCACCAGTATCACAATTAACAATTTTTTTAGTCATTAGTTTTCTCCATAGAGTCGAATTGATGTACCAGAAAGATTGCTCAATGTTGCTGTGCCATTTCCTCGGAAAATGTTTAATGATGAAATAGCAGTGCTTGAGTTGTTCCAATATCCTTGAGTTTGAATCAAGTTGTAGCGGCTGTTGTTCGCTGAATAATAATATGCTTGAAAAATATACTTTTTCGATTTTGTAGTTGAAGCGTAATTGTAAATCGTGAGAGAACCCATTGCTGTGTTGTAACTTGTTGAATCGCTTCCCTGATTGCCAATAGTACCCAGCGAATCAGCACTGTATCCACCTGCCCCAAAGCCGATAGGAGAGGTTGTTTCATAAGTAAAATATTGGTTTGGATAATTTGACCCAGAATCGGAATTAGCTCGGATTCCATAATAAGAGCCGTTGGCAGACATATAGAGACCATGCCAGACTAATGTTAAATTTTTATATGAACTGCTAATTGATGAAAAATCGACTGCGGTATTGGCTGAGGCAACTGTTTCTGCAATAAGAGTCAATCCACCTCCACTAGAGCTAGCCCACGCAAGCCCAGTTGCAGCTGTTGAATCCGCTGTGAGGACTTGTCCATTTGTACCTACGCCGAGGCGAGCATCTGTTGTTGAGTATGTATAAAGGTCACCTTTGGTTGTTAACGGGCTTGAACCGCCTACTGAGACCCACGCTGACCCTGAATAATACTGGGTGGCGTTTGTATCCTTGAGATAGGAAATCATGCCTTCTTGCGGACTAGTAATAGCAGCTGTTCGAGCTGCCGCATCTGCAAATACCATTACAACCTGAGAAGCTAGGTAGCCGTTCGCGGCTGCAGCCGTTAAAACGTCTCCAGTCGCAAATTCAATATATCCCTGACCTGCTGCCATTTTCTCTCCTAGTAACTCAATATATTAGTGCCGATTATACCGTAATAACTTGACCCGATAATTATTGTATCTGCTATTGGCTCAAGTGTCGTGATTTTTGCCGTCATCTTATTAGCTGTGATTTCCCAGTTAATGCCCTGATATTGCAAATTTTTAACAATAGTGCTGCCGTCTGGCTGCTGGTTAGTAATAAGAAGGTTGCTGAAATAATCTAGACCAATAATGGTATCGGTTGGAACGTTCGTATCCAATAAGTCAATTTCCATCTCATCTATTCTGATAGTAGTTTGAGCTCTGGTAGCGACATATTCTTTAGCAATATTTGTAACAATAGTGTCAGTCTCTGCTACTAGGTCTGACTGTGTGACTGAGTGCGGAAAATACCTATCGATGGAATCTTGATTAAATGCCGTAATATTGCTTCCGCCCACGCGAGCTAAATTTGCTTGATTAATGATTAATTTGTCATCAAAGCTAAATTTTAAGTTACGGTACGGAATACCGCCAGATTGGTTAAACGCTGTTGGAGCATTGGCGAGGCTAGCCAGTACCTGGGCTCTGGATTTGAAAATTGCAGTTCCAGAACCATCCATATAAAACGCGCCAGTTTCAGAGAATTCTGCGTTTTTAATAGCTTCTAAGCTAGTGCGGTTAGTGCCAGGGTCTGCAACGCATGTATTAGCTCCTGTTGCTATTGTGCGCATAGTCGAAGGAAAAGAAACCTGGTCTAGAATCTTATTAATACGAGTGCCAGTGTATTGCCCTGCCGTTGCTCCAGTGACAGTGCTGATATTGGCAAGGTTGAAAAGCCTAAAAGCATCTGAGCAAATCAGGTCTACATAACCAGTTTCTTGATTTTGTGGGTAGGTGTATTTGTATTCGATAACATAACCGCTGAACAGATACTTTTGCGTTGTTTCTGTTGTTGCAGATACTCGCACTTTTCTAAGAGGTACGAGATAGCCGTAATAAGGCGAAGAGGTATTTTGAGGATTAAAATAAGAATTTGGGTCTAGGACACGAACAATGCATTGACCAGCTTCATATTGGTCGCGCTGGATGTTACGTCCGCGAGTTATGCTAATTTGATATACATTTGGCGTTAAATCAACCGTAGGAATAACTACAGCATCTGAGCCGAATGATGAAGAACCTATAATGCCATTTTTAGCATCGCCAATAACAAAGCCAGTGCCGAAGGTAGCGCCAGAAGAAAAGTCAAAAGAGACCGCTATTTGTGCTGGCAGGGTCATTAGCTAAACATTCCTGCGATTCGACCAATTTGAGATGGAGAACCAGAAAGGCTTGATAGTTGCGCTCCACTGAGAACCATATCGATTAGCTTCTGGTCTGTGACGACTGAGCCGCCGAAGTAGTTGTTAATTGTTGGAGCAGCTGCAGCGACTGGGTTTTTATTGATTGTAGAAAGTAGGACTTCATTGGCTGCAGCCATGTCTAGCAAGTATTGAGTATTTAGGTCAGCAGCTTTAACCATTTCATCTACAGTAGCGCCAGCACCAACATTTATGAATCCTGCGCTATCCTGGCTCAAGTTAGTTCCGAGCCCAGTTTTACCACCATTAAGAAGCGCGTACATTTCCTTAACTTTTTCCAGCGCTAGATTAAGGTTAGCTAGATTAATCAAGTCCTTTGAGACCATTCCAGCAAGAATTTTATTAATGTCAGCTAGCTTTACAGCTTGACCTTGAAGGACTCCTAGATTCTTTAGGTCTGTGTTAAGTCTATCGGCAGCAGCTTTAGCAGCATCCACATCGCCATCTTGAATAGCCTTTTCAAGTGCAAGAATATCCTGTTTAATCTTAAGGCGTGTCATGTCGTTAGTAATAGCCAGAAGTTGAGTCTGGTTTGTGACCTTGCCTAATTGCTCTGTCTGGTTAGTGAGAGCCGCTTGAATCTGAATAGCATCCAGGTTAAATATGTCTTCGCCCTTAGCGAGAGTTAGTGCAAGCTTATCTAGGGCTGCCTGGTCTTGCTTCTTTTTTAGAATTGCCGCTTCAGAAGCGGCACGTTTCTTAGCTAAATCTGCTAGAGCCTTAGCGTTCTTGACTCGCTCTTGCTCGGCTTTAATCTCCTGCGCGTATCGCTGGTAAGTTCCAGCAGCAGAGCGAGAGCGGTTGCTCGACACTGTGCCAGGCTTATTAAATTGGCTTGCTAGCGTGCCTTCTGGACCGAGTAATCCGTTAAGGGTCGTAATCTTATCTAGACCCTGGTAGAGCATCTTTAATCCGCCGACAACGAAGGCGATTGATGCTGTTAGGGCATTGACAGCCTTAGCAATATCGTTAATTGTTTTAGCTGCATCCGAGGCAGTGCTGCCACCGCTAATCTTCGCAAGCGCATCGACCAACCCTGCGCCGATAGTTTCCTTAGCGTTCTCTGTGGCGACAGTGAGAACGTCCATCTTATACGCTGTTGTTGTTAAGTACGCTTCAGCTGACCCAGCAGAGTTAGCAAGCAATACTCCGAGAATCTCAGAAAAAGACTTAGTTTTAAGCTCGGCTTGAGTAAGACCAGTGTAATACTTTTTAATACCCTTTGTATTGCCTACATAGGCTTGAGCAAGGTCATTGGCAACTGTAGCTAAATCTTGTCCAGAGCCGCGAGAGATTTGGATAGCATCGTTAAGAAGCTTCTGGCTCTGAGTGAGTGAGCCCGTCGTGGTCAACAAAGACTGGAACGCTGGACGAAGCTTGTCGTCGATGACCCCAGATTGGTTTTCTACGCTGGTAATAAAATCAGCTACCTTGACTTGAGAATAAGAATAACCGAGATTCTTTACCGCTGTTGCTAGGCGCTGCGCTGCCGCTTCGTCATCTGCAAATGCCTTTACAGCTTGCTTACCATATTGAACGAGTAGGGCAGAACCAAAAAGCTTAGTGAGAGTTTTAACTTGCTTACCGAGTCCAGCTGCTGACTTCCCAGCCTGGTCAAATGCTTTTTTACCAGTGAATTCTGCAGCAATATTTATGGCTACATTACTCATGCTGCTCTCCTAATGTCGACAATTTGTGTCCGATTATTAAACTTCTCTGTAGTCTTTTCAATAGCCTTGAACACTGAAGCATTGGCTCGACCCTGAGTCTTAGCCCACGCACGAAAAATAAGGCGACCCATCATGCGATGGTCTCCCTTTCGATTAGAGCCGTAAAGCTGACCAAGATTTGAAATAAACTGATTTCCTGCGTATGGGTTAACTGAACGAGAGACTCCCTTAGAAGCTCCGCCAGCTTTAGGACCTACCCATTCTTGCCCCTGACCATTCTTGCGACCAGCTGTCTCGTAGATTGCACCAATCATTGAGTTGTTCTGGATGCGAATAGCGTTAGTAAAGCCATTGTAATTAGGCTTAGATGCGCTGGTCTTATAGGTAATACCGCGACGAATTTCCATCGCATCGTACTTAGGGAACTTGCCACCTCTGGATGTTGGACGAGCTTTCCATCCGCGCATAGGCGCTTCCATTGGAACATAACCGCGAGCATCGGCTACAACTGGTTTAAGAATTGCGCCTAGCTCGCGATTAAGCTCTTTAGCCAAATCGGGTGCATATTGATTGAGAGCTTTCTTAAGAGCGACTACGCCTACTACCTCTGTTGGCATTTTCTCGCTCCTTTGATAAGTCTTTCAATACTTCAATATGTGCATCGAAAGCCAATCGTGGCAGTTCGATAATAGATTGGAACGGAACTCCGTACTCATAACTTAACCTCGCGGCTAAATAAGAGACGGAGTTCCGCTCTACTCTAAAGGGCTAGATTCAAGAACCTCAACCGACTTTAGAGTCTCGAGAAACGCTTCTCCGAAAGGCTTTACAGTCTCTCCGCTTCTACGAATTGCTTCCCAGCATAGCCAATACACGTCCGACTGCTTAGAGTCCTCGATGAAGGCTTTGTGGAATCCCTTCTTAGCATATAATTCAAAGCTATATTCCAGCACTGGAGTAATTTCGTACTCGTTAACTGAATTATCAGCCCTTGTTACTTTGAGTTTTGCCATTTGTTAGCCCCTTAGTTTCTTATTAGGAAGTTGTTACAGCGATTGTACCTGATACGTTCCAAGTTACGCTCTGAGTAGACAAATCTCCAACCGCGCCGTTAACAGGTGTTGTGTTGTTGATAAGGCATGTCATTGTGTAAAGAGGGTTAGTAGCTGAGACCGCTGCATCTGTTTGCTTAAATGTAACTGAGACATTGTTTCCCCAGTTTGTCTGGAGTGTCTGGAGTGTCTTAGCAGATGCTGAGTCATTGTAGAAGTCGATAGAAATGCTTGAGCTTTCTAGACCCTTTACAAATTTGTGACCCTGGTCGCCAAGTGCGGTGACTTCGAGCTCGTCGAAGGCGCGGTTAATAGTAACGTTGCTCACTAGTGTTGAGAGGTCTACCGCATTTACAGTAAGAACTCCTGTATTAGCTAGATATACTGCCATTTAGGTTATTCCTCGTCTTTCTTAGTTGTTGTTTTTGTTTCTGGCTTTGAAGCGACCTGACCGATTTTAATCAGGAACGCTTCGTTTTCTTTTTCCCACTGCGCTAAATCGGTCATGATTTAACTCCATTCCGTTAGGGTGCTAATTGCTATTTCGCAACTAAGCAAATCACCAGAAGCGGCGCTCATCACGCTAGGAGCGCTCACGCTTCCTACATTGAACACGATGCTAGAAGCATCAAGAAGATTAAAGACTCTGACAATATCGTCCTCGATACCAGCAAGGTTGCCTTCGTTATCCAGAAGCGGAACGAGGATGGCGAGCCGAAAGTTAGCCATAGGAGCTACAGAAGTCTGATTATTATTTGTTGGAGTCAGATAAGGGTCAGCAGGTGTGACGATGACCGAATTCGCTATTGGCGTTGCTGGCGGAAAACTGAAAACAGAGTATTTAGAATTGTCAGTTAGCGCAGAAGCAATAGAAGCTCGGAGTGTTGTTATGGCTGTCATTAGCCCACCATTGAACCAGGTGCAAGATACGGAGCGATGAGACCTCTGACACGCGCCACCAAAGTATTTGACATTGTGAAGGGTGACGGTGTAAAGCCGTCGACAGACATGCCTTGTCCGCTAGGAGCTTGACGAGCTTGCCAGATTGCTTCAGCAATAAGAAGGCTTGCAGTCTGAATTGCTGGGATTGTTGTGTAGTCTGTATATGTTTCAGCGGAAGCTGTACCAAATGGCTGAATAGCGTGATACGGATTGTTATTACCAGCCGTGATTGCAATAGTAAATGAATACTCGCTTACACCTGTAATTGTCTTAGTCCCATTGAAGCGGCTGCCTGAATTGGCTATGGTTACAGACTGACCGACATAAAATATATCTCTAATATCCTGGTCGAAATAAAGAGTTCCGACAGTTGATTGGCTGCTATGAGCAATAATTGGTACGTCGTTTTTCCATAGAAAAGGCAACAACACATTATCGGCAGCATCACAGACTTCTTGAAGGGTCGCATCTGAATAGAGCGTTCCCACTCCGAGCGCACTTCTTAATTCTGCAACTGTCGTTGTTGACATTGTTATCCTTTCTAAAGACTCAGTGGAAGTGCAAGGGCTCTGGCACTCCCACTGAGCGACTTAGGGTTTTGCTATTATGTAAGGTTGAACTTACGAACGCCCTTACCTGACTTAGCAACATAAATTGCGAGATAGCCGTAGAGATTAATCTCGACCTCTCCGCTTTGTAGCACATTCAGTCTCAACTGTGTTGTAGGGGATTCCCATACGTACACTGAAGATGGAGCGATGAGGAACGCTGAGTTATCAACTACGCCAGATGCAGCGATGTTGTGGTCAACAATTAGGTCTGTTCCGAGAATGTTTCCGCGTACAGATGATGCAACAGCTGAACCAGATGCGTTCATTGTTGCGCCCTGCGCTGAATAAAGCGCACGACCTGTTGAATCCGCATAAGAAGTAATTGCAGCCCACTGGTCTGTATTCGCTACAAGCTTGTTAGCGAAATCTCCGCCAGTTCCCTTGTATGCAGCAGCACCTTCAGTTGAAATAAATGATTGCAATCCTGCAGCTGTTGCAGCAACAGAAGTTGCTGTTGTACCTGATGCAATAAGTTCTGTTAGAACTGCAGTGTCAGTTGCCTTCTCGTATGCCTTGCGAAGTTCTGTCATAAGAAGTTCCATGAACGCAGGAGAAGAGCGGTCGATGAGCTCAAAGCTCACTCGGTTGAGTCCACTCATTTTAGAAATTGAAACAGTGTCATAGCTTGAAGTCATTCCTGTTTCAGATGGTGCAGCAGCTTCTGCAGTTGTTGCAACTGTTGGAGCTACGTTAGGTGTTCCAGCATTTGTGTAAAGACGTGGAACAGTAAATGACATTCCTGTTTCTGTTAGTGCTTGCTTTGTAACAGCATCAAAAACTGGACGACCAGAGAATGTATCTGTGATGAAGTTGTTGAGGTGGCTCGGAAGTGTGAGTCCGGTGTTTGTTGAAGTTGAATCATCTGCTGCACGAACGATGCGACGTGCTTCGTCATCGCCGAGAGCTGACTTGATTGATGCTTCGAGGTACTGTGCTGATGAAATTGGAGCAATACGCTCTTTCACTTGGAGATTCGCTACAACTGTTGGGCGAGCCGCTTCGACTGCTGCTGCTTCAACTGCTGGAGCTTCTACCGGTGTAGTGGTTTCTTCCACGACTGGCTCGCTTTCTGGTTGGGTTTCTTCTGCAGGGATAACTTCCTCTGCAGCAATCTCTAGCACCTGAGCAGACTTAAATGCTGGCTCAGTAACCAAAGAAACTTCTTTTAGTCGTGCAGATGACACGACAATATGACCATCGCGTGATGGCTTTGATGCAACTACTTCTGCTCCAACTGAAAGACCCGATACGAGACCTTCCTGAGCTTGGATAAGTGCATCATTTCCCGCTGTCGAGCGAGATAGCTTAAATGTTGCGTAGATACCATCTGGTCGAACTGTTGCAGTAACCATGCGACCGATTGGCTTCTTCATATCATGCTGTGAAAGTAGTTTAATCTTTGAAGGGTCTTCAATATCAATAGAGCCAGCTTCGAAGACAACGCCACCCATATTTGTATGACCGATTTCGCCAGTACCCATAGGCACAATCTTGCCGGAGATTTCGCGACGTTCCTCGCTGCACTCAATAGATGATGCTTCGATGATTAGTTGTTGCATTAGCTCATTCCTTCGTTTCCGTTAGGGGTAAGGTCTGTCATTTCCATAGCTTGCTCTGTAGAGATAAGACCTAGAGCGAGCATCTTCTCAATCACTGCCAACTCTGTAAGTGGGTCTTGTTTTAAGAATGTATCTGCTACCGCAAAGCGCACCTCATGTCCTGCTGTGCTTATATCGTCCATGCTGAGTCTGCTCTGAATCGCTTGAATGTAGGGCTCGATAGATAGCGCGTAAAATTGCTTGCGTTCGTCTTGGACGTTGGAGTAAGTCATGCTCTGATTGTCTTCGCTTGACAATAGGTACGCCGGGATATTTGTTAAACGCGCAATCTGAGTTGAAAGTGAGCGAATCGCATCCTGGTACATCATGTCCTTTGGAGAAAACGCAACTGCGTTATATTCCAAAGTAGAAGTAAGGTAGCGAGTGCTATTTGTCTGCGCTCCACGCTTCCAAGCTGAGAGAAGACCTTGAACTTCATTAGGTGGCAAATCTGCTCCGTTATTTCGGAGATAACCCGCGGGCTGGGGATTTGCTGAGTTCGTCGCAGCTGCGCGCTCTACGTCGATTGCAGCTTGGATGGTACGACCACCGCGCTCTAACACTCCTTCATCGAATCCCTGAATAGTGACAATATCGTTCATGTCAACTGGTGAAGCATCAATAAAATATTGAGTGACATGGATGCCGTAAAGGTCTGTAGTAAAAGTTACGCGAGTATTCGCAACCCATTCAAAGTTAGCAGGTCTTCCATCCTCAGAATACCTATCAGTAATAAGTAAGTAACTGACCCCATAAAATAGGAGCGAGTCAACAATCCAGCTAAGAGTGATGAATGATGGCTGAGACTTTGAAAGTTGTTTAATCCAACGCGGCGGAGCAATTACTTCACCGGTAGAAGTCTTGTAATACTCCAGTGGGATACTCGCCGTCGTTCCGCACAAAAGATTCCTCGCGCGCGCGATGGAAGGTACGCTCATCGCATCTCTACGGGAAAGGCGCGGGATAATTGTGTTGTAGATTGTTGGGAGATTGTCACCCATAATCTGTGGCGCGTATTGCGCTTCGATTATCTGCGGCTTACGCGAAAAGAGACCCATAGAGTGCAATTATACACTACATATAGTTTATTCGGTGTAAATCGCCGCTACCTGTTGTGGTTGCATCAACTTGCTTACTATCATGGCAATACTGATTGGCGCGCTAATGTCGCCGGCTGATTTACGTTTTACGATACGCCATGCAGAGTCATTAACTTTGGCGGCTACGTTCGCAAATTGCTCAATGAGCTCTTTCTGCCCATTGTGAACCATGCGTTGATTTACTACAGCATCCAGCAAGTCTCCGCATGCGCGATAGAACTGCTGACCGCTGCAATCCTCGACAACTTGACCGGCATTTGCCAGTCTGTCAGCTATTGATTGAGTCGCATACTTGTCGAACATGATTTGACGTGGACGATATATATCAGCCCATCCCTTTATGTCAGCTGCAACCTTTAAATCATCGATAGCGACTGTAGATTCCCACGTCTGCAAAATTCCTACACCGATTCGACCATCCGGCAGGATTTGACCAGCGCATAAGCTTGCATTTCTTTTAGATGGCGACACGTCAAAGCCAAAGACTGTATAACCGCTCTCAGTAATTGAAAGCTCCGAATCTGAACAGTCTTCGATGCTACCCGGCGGGAATGGCGATTGAAGTGATGAAACCCAGAGGCACAATAGTTCCGTCATGATGCTTTCGTGGCTGGAAGTCGAGATGCTTTCCTCGATGGCTTCTCTGGACACTCTTATTCCTAAAGCTGGATTGGCGCATGCAACACCTTCCCAGAAGTCTCGCGAGTTTAAATCAATCTTTAACATGGTTGGAGCTGAATATTCGTAATACCCAAATGTCTTAGGTGGATTCTCGCTGGCGCGGGTCTTGAGTTCATTAAGCGGAACTGAGAACGCATCACCGGCGTTGCTAGTCCAGAAAGTCTGACCATCTGTAGCTCTAGTAGTTGGAGTAATAGCGGTGAAGGCTTCGTCTGACCATTCGCGGAGCTCATCGCCCCAGGTGAAATGGCTGGTACGTCCGCGAGAACCATCGCGAGTAGCTGCGACTACGTCTAAGCGACCACCGCCGAACTCTGGTAGTAGTTCAATCGACTCAGTGCCATTGGCGTAGCGAATAGCTTTGATTTGGCAGTTGAGGAAGTCATTACCTTCAATCAAGTAAGCCATCTCTCGGAAAGAGACTAGAGCCATAGCTCTATTCGATGAAGCTATGAGCACTCTAGGGCTTTTGAAGAGGAATAGGTGAGCTAGGCACATAATGCGCCCTAGATGCGACTTTCCTGACTGTCTGGCTACAAGAAGCAACCCGGTACGTCGAATGAATTTATCTTTACTGTCTACGGCGAAAAAATCCTTAACGATTAATTCTTGCCATGGCATTAAAGGCTGACCAAGCTTCTTAGCGAACTCGATTACTTCATCACCCTTAGTTTTGCCCTTAAGTAGCGGACTGTGAACCCTTGGTTTAGCTGCCCCTCGTATGGCTTTGATTGTCTTGGCTGCCATCGGGTTAATTCTGGACTGGTCTGGATTGGAACGGACTGTCTTGGTGAATCTCGGACTGTGTCGGGGAGAGATAGCCTGGAAAGACAGGGGGGTTCTCCCCT